GATCGAATCCATCTTCGGTATCATCAATTGCTGCTTTAAGAGACTTTTTAACGGTAGAAAAATCAACTACTACCTTTTCTACAGGATCTACTTTACCAGTTACGGTAAACTTTGGTCGGTATGACCCGCCGACTATATCACCTAAGTTATTAATATATGCGTGATCTACATTAGTAGTATCACCTAAAAACATTGAACTTTTTATCATTTTCTTTCCCACCTTTTAATTGACTAATCCTCATTTTTTGTTTTGTTTCCGCTGTAATAATCTGTTTAGCTCGTGCTGCCTTTAATTTAGCTTTATGCTCTTCTGACTTTGGTTTTCCTTGTCTATTTTACTATTATATTTAGGTTTTGTTTCAAAGTCAATTGATTATTTTGCCATCTTCGATAATTAATGGCCATAAATTTTCTACACTGTCGAACATGTAATGTATACGATCCGTATCATATCCATACGAGTTTAGTTTTTTAAGTATACGTTCGTTGTATTCTGGCGCCGCAAGTATTTGATGATGACTACGAGAATAGAACGAATGTAGTTTAAACTCACCATTGGCGTGATGTGTGGCTAAGGCCATAATAGCACAAGCACTGTCACAATAGTCTACAGCATACCAATTAACTAGCCCGTGTTGATATACTGTATCCATAGCATCTAACAAATCTTCACTGGTACCGCCAATCGATGTAACATAAAAATTCAACGTTTGGTTAGGATGTTGTCGAACTATGGTGATTATTTCATCGTATTCTTCTTTATGAAGTTTACCCACAACCCTATAGTCTTGCTCGCTGAGTTTGGTTATTTCCGGAGTGGCACAACCAATCAACATACAGGCTAGTATAAAAAAACTAGATAACTTTAGCATCTTCTACGAGATACTCCATCTTACGCTGACGATCAATTAACTTAAAGAACAATGCTAGGGTATTAGCCGCATCAACATCTGCTCTGTGTGCTGTGCCTTTGAAATGCAGTTTGAACGCACCCATAGCACTAGCTAATCCACCACTAGGTTTCTTACCTCGAGCGAACATCAATAGGGTGTAGAATGTTTTAGTGTCGATCCAACGGCGACCAAAATGTGGGAAGTCCACACACTGCTTACTAAATTCTTCCAAGAGTTCTACGCTATCTCCACCACCCCATGTAACAGGATTGACAAAACAGTTGTGTTCTTTAATCAGTGCGCCTAACTCTCTAGCTACCGTTTCGTGGCTAACACAATTGGCACTGATATCACTATCAGTAATACCGGTTAGATCATTGATAAATTGGCTAATTGGTTCGTTTGGATTTATATACCATTTCTTAGTAAAATAGTTTTCAAAGCGATCATCTGCCTTACCGATAGCTATACCAACCTGAATGATCTTACCACTAGGTTGATTTAGTTCTAGGTCTAATGCCAGGTACTTCTGTGATTTATCTATCAAAATACTTCAATTCCCATCCACCACCCAAACATTAGATAAAATCCAACTTTGAGTAGTAACCACATAATCTTACAAATAAAAAAGTTTAAATTATAATCAATTAATAAAAATATACCAATAATTACCAACGCCATGGGCAGCGGCATATCGCCGTTTGCTGATGCACCGCCAGCAGTAACCATTGGTGCTGGATCATTAATAGCATCAATAGTCTTACAAGCGTTACAGGTATTGCCGTATCCGCTCCACGGCGTGCCACATCTAAAACAACTTCTAGGTGTAGTATATGTCATTATGCATTTACCAAATGATATAGCGTAACAGCCTCTGCAGGGTAGCTAGCACACATCCACTCTGCCATACTGCTAGCATTATCACTTAGTTTAACTAGGTCATACTTGCCACAGAATTTAAGGAATTGTGCTCCTACCATAGGACGATTAAGCACTAGAGCATTATCTTTGATAGTAGTTTCTATCATAAGTTTGTATTCATCTGGCTGTGCTGTTAGGTCTACTAGTTGTACATTACGATGATAGTCATCTAACACACGATGCTCTTCACCGTTGTGATCAGTCCAACGTTGTAGCATTAGGTTATTCCAAGCGTACCCTTGACGATCTTTATCAGCAAACGCTTCTTCTAGGCCAACTTTGTTCTTAGTGCCCTTAGTGCGTACACCGGGATAAGCACTAAAGATATTATCTGTAGGATCGCCACGCATACACTTTTCAAATAAGATGAACTTAGGATTAGGAATCTTCTTAGGCTCTTTAGTTTTCTTATCGATAACTAGTTTGCCTTTCTTATCAAAGATACCTTCTAAGGTGTGTAACTCATCACTGATGCCGTTATATTGAACAACGTTTTCACTTAACAGTTGATAGAAGTCTGTGTCACTGCTGACAATAGTGTGATGGTCATTAGGGTGTGTTTGGATCCATCCGGCAATAAGATCATCTGCTTCTAAGTTTGCATGCTGTAATACTGTACAGTTAGTACGCTCACTTAAAAATGTTTTTAAACTATCAAAGGCATCCCAGAACAGTTGTTCTTCTTCTTGCTCGGCTTCTGTTTTAGATGCACGTGCTACAGCACGATTAGCCTTATACGGAGTATAAAAATCTTTACGCCAACTGCGCCCTTCTAAGCAGATGATAACGTGATCTGCTTTCTGATCGCGCCATGCCTTGTTAATACTGGCTAAAGTTACATGAATGGCAAAGCCTAACTTATCCCACGTGTCGCTTTGACGATGGGCACTGTGTCGGGCTCTAAAGAATGTGTTTGCTGCATCTACGATTAAGTATCTCATGTAGCTATTATACTTTCTTACGATGAATTTGTCAAGTGGTTATATAAAAAATTTGCCCAAGTAATATGTGCATCTGCTCTATAGTGATGGCTATCTTCAGCTACAGGTTTGTGATTCCACGCTTTTAACAGTTTGTAGTAAGACTGTGTGTGATCATATGGTTGGAAATAGTGACCTTGCCAATCTAGTTGTTCTGTTGGGGTTAATCCACTATAAGTATTAAAAAATACATGTTGTATGTTTGAATCAATGAGACGTTGGTGTAACTCCCATATTTTCAACTGAGATTGATCTGAATATTTCTGTACATCTTCTCTGCCAACAACCCATTCTTTATAACGTTGTTTAACTGCTTCTGGAAACAAATCGATAATCAATCCGGCACTGAATTGATATACAACATCGTCTACTTCGACTTCTTCGCGCTCCCAAGTAGCCCAACCTATTACTACAATATTTGGTCTATATGCGTCTAAATAGTTATGAGTTGTACGTAGGATACGTGCATTGCTGCTACCACTTTCTGCTTGGCATACTAAAGTAGCCGAATATCTATCAGCTAGTATTTGTCCATAGCTAACTTTAAGATTGTCTGGATGAGGCAGCCTGCCTAAATGTGAATATAGTGGATCATCTTCAGCAAAGCAATGAGTGTTCATGGCTTCTGCACCAGCACTGTGACTATCACCGTTTACATATAGTATCATTAGCTTATTTCCGTCCTACCATTGCCTATATCTTTACGACGGTCACGACGGTTGCTAGGATCAGCTTGTTCTTGTTGATAGGTCTCCATGACTACATTGCGACATACAGCACGAAACCAGTTATCTACAATGTCTTGATCTGTTTTACCTTGATATCCTGCTTTGATTAACCGTGCTACAAAAATATCATTCCAGTCTAATTCAAATGAACCTGCGCCGGGATCTTCTGAATTGATATCGATGCTTAATACTTCGACCCAAGGGTCACCAGCGGCAGTGGCACGAGCTTTTGGATCATTCTTTTTAGCTTCAGCTTCGGCTTTCTTAGCTTCTTTTTTAGCTTTAGCTTCAGCACGTTTTGCTTCAGCTTCTGCAGATGCTGATTGTCTTAAACGTTCTTCTTCATCACGTTTTGTTTTGCCTGTTAGCTTATCTATTAATTTTTTAATTACCATACTATTTCCCCCAAGAATTGCCCCAAAGATCAACATGTAATCTCGGACTGTAATAATAACCTCTGCGCATAGCTTCATCTGCTATGTTAAATTTGTTGCCATCATATACACTAACAACTCCGCCCACAGGCATAACATATACTACACCTTCGACGCCTGCTGATCTATAGCAACGTACAGCGTGATCTACTTCAGCAAAGTCTGCGGGAGTTTCTACTACAAACTTAAAGCATACTGTACCAAACTCTTGATACTCTTTAACTATTGCTGGCTTAACTGCATCTTCAAACTTCTCACCTGAAGCACTTAATTTGGCACTAACACTAAATGTAATCTCACGGTGATTGGCACGTTTCCAATGATATAGATATGCTTTGAAATCCTTATGTAGTTCTTGAGTACCATTGGTCTCAAAGGTAATATTCTTTAGGTCACGCATACTTTCATGTTCTAATAGTTCTTCGTAGCTACGTTGCCAACCTAATAAGGGCTCACCGCCTGTGATAACCAAGTGTACATCGTTACCGTTACACTGTTGCCAACGGTTATTAGGAGTTAGTGCCAACATAGCATCAACTACAGCACTGGTTTCTAATATTGGACTCAGATGTTTAAACTTAGGATGCCACGCCGCATAGCTGTCACAACCTGTATTGACCAAAGGTAAGTCTTCATATCTGTTGTACAATTCTACAGTTTTAGCAACTTCATCAGCCTCTGCACTGGCTGTGCCTCTGACCATACCAAATCCGCTACAGGTAAAGTTACAGCCAAATGTACGTAAGAAAACTGAAGGAACACCTACATAGCGTCCTTCACCTTGTGCTGAATAAAATATTTCACTGACTTTAAGTTTCATATAATTTTGACCATATTTTTAGTTTTTCAATCTTGTTTAATTTAGCTGTGTTTAAGTTATTTAGGTCAACAACGCCTTGCTCAATTAAAATATCTACTAGAGCTAACATATCGCCAATTTCCATTTCTAAGTTGGCTCGCTGTGTATTACCAGATTTATGAGCGTTATCTAGGCCAAAACGATAGATCTTACTAGCTGCTTGTATTACTTCAGCGCACTCTTCTTGTAAAATGATCAATGCTTCTTGTGTTTTGTTAGCAATCATTATCTTTCCCAAGGGTAAACAATCCACGTATCCTGTTCTGCTTTGTTGATTTCTTTAGCTGAATAATCCACTTGACGACTAAAATTGCTACTTAGGTTATCAATTAACACAGCAAAACGCACATTGTTACCCCAGATGTCTGCCCAGTTTGGATCGTTCGGCAAACATGATTGTTGCCAATCTTGAATAATCCAATCTAATGTAGCACCTGTGTCATTGATATCATCTAAGATCAGTATGTTTTTACGCAGTGCAGGATCACTAGTGGCTTCTCCTTCTAGGCGAGGGTAACTAGCAGCACTAACATAACCAAATGCATCTTCGGCCATCCAAAGATTACTCTCTGGACCGTTATCACTATCACGTAGACTAACCTTTAAAGTCTCCATTGGGATATGATAGAGATTGCTCATAACAACTGCTGGAATCAATCCACCGCGGGTAAGACCAACAACGTAGTCTGGACGCCAGTTGTCCTTATACATTTGAGATACAATATTACTAACCATATCGTGTATGTGTAGATATTCGTAATACTTTTTTTCAACATTATTCATCGCAAATACTCCATGGTAACAATTTTACTTAATGATTCAGCAAAGTCTGCGTTCTCATCAATGATGTACAGCTTAACACGTTCTTGATCATGCTTGTCATTGTAGCGACCAGCTTCAACAATCTTTCCACCACTTGCTCCGTACACTTTAAATGAAATAACACTGTCATCATCGTAGTTATGTGATACACGTTGTTGTTGCTTAATTGGGCTACCGCCCCCGCCACCACTAGTCCATTTTCGAGATCTAACTTGTTTGGGTTCTGCCACCGCCATATCTTCTAATTCGTATTGCCATTTATGTGCTAAACGTATTAACCATCTCTTAAACATAACTATTCCTTTATCGAACCTTGCAACTATTGACAATATTCATAAACTCTGCACGTACACTTGGGTCAGTTTTAAAACAACCGCCAAGTTTTGATGTAACTGTTGAACTTCCTACATCCTCTACACCCCGCGACTTAACGCAATAATGTTGTGCATCTAATACAACCCCAATATGATCTGTTTCGAGAATGTATTGTAGTGCGTGATAAATTTGTTCAGTTAATCGTTCTTGTATT